TAGGTCAAACTACGGTTGGCAATGGAAAAGAAATGATCAATTAAAAAAAATAATAAATATCTTAAGTAAAAATAAAAATACAAGACAAGCTTCTATATCTATTTACGACGGTAAAGAAATAGAAACATATTCTAAAGATACCCCATGCACTTATGCTATAAACTTTACTATAATAAATGACAAGTTAAATATGTCGGTATTAATGAGATCTAATGATTTGTGGTATGGATTTTGTAATGATCAATATTGTTTTAGTAAATTACAAGAATTAGTCTGTAAAGAATTAAATGTTAATATTGGTAATTACTATCATTTTGCAAATAATCTACATATATATAATAATTTTTTAAATAAAAACGATGAAACTAAATAATGAATTCCAACCAATAAGAGATTGGGCAGAGCAAAAAGGTATTTTAAAAGAAGGAGATGCCAGAACACAATATGTTAAATTACAAGAAGAATCCGGTGAATTAGCGAAAGCTTTACTTGACAATGACCAAGAAGAAGTAATAGATGCTATAGGTGATATGGTTGTAGTATTAACTAACTTAGCAGAATTAAGAAATGTTAGAATAGAGGATTGTATAAACTCAGCTTATAATGTAATTAAAAATAGAACTGGTAAAATGATAAATGGAACTTTTGTAAAAAATAATTAATATGAAAATAGTAACTAAAAAATCAACATGGAAACATATAACTTTCATGACACCTAAAATAGGTTTTATGGATTGGGCAAAAGATGGTGTTGAAGTAAGAGTAAAAGATGAAGTATTTCAGTTTAAAACAAAAGATGAACTTCATGCTTTACATATTAGTTTAAACGGTTCTTTTCATGGTGATGATACTTGTTACATTACAGTTAATGAATTAAAAAGTATATATACTAAAAGCAAAAGAAAAGAGAAAATACAATTATTAAACGGTGATATATATGATAAAGACAAGTTGCTAGAAAAAATGTATAATGATTCTTTTTATTACGGTGAGCTTGGTAAATATGCGTTAAGTTCTTCAGCTATAAAATCATTAATAGATTCTCCTAAAAGTTATGCTAGATCTTTAAATTTTAAATCAGATAGTAAAGCCTTTAAGACCGGTAGATTAATACATCTAGCCGCATTAGAACCAGAAAAACTAGATTCATTGTGTCACATAGTAGAGGTAAAATCAGCAGTAACAAAAGCATATAAAGACAAAGTCAAAGAAGTGGGTAGTGATCAATTTGTTTATACGAGAAGAGAATATGATAAAGCTATGTATACTGTAGATGCTTTACTACAAAATGATATATGGCAAGAATTAACAAGAGGTGCTAAGTTTGAAGTACCTGGTTTTGATATTTTACAAGGTTATCCTTTTAGAGCTAAAGCTGATATATTAGGATCTGATTATGTTGCAGATCTTAAAACAACTTCAGATTTAAAAGCTTTTCCTTGGTCAGCTAAAAAATATGGTTATGATGTACAAGTATATATTTATTGTGAATTATTCAAGGTTAGTTATGAAAACTTTTTCTTTTTTGTTATAGATAAATCAACAGGAGACTTAGGACATTATAATGTTAGTGAAGAGTTTTATTTGTCAGGTAAAGATAAAGTAGAATATGGTTTAAAAGTATTTGAGCAATATTTCGTAAAAAAAAAGTATGAATTGAATGAATATATAATAAAAGGAACTTTGTGAATGAAAAAGATATTAAAGAAGAATATTATCTCATGTCAATACATGATTATAGAAAAGGAACTCCACTTTCTAAATTAAAGAAAATATTAAAACTTTATGAGCAAACAGAAATGTATGAACAATGTGCTGGTATACATAAAGCAATACAAGAAATAGAGATGAGAGAATTAATAAAAATAACTAAATTAATAAGAAACAAAAATGGCAGATCAAATAACAAGATATAAAAAAATAGTAAATAATGAATTAGGTTTAGATGTAAATAACCCTACTAGAAAAAGAAAATATTGTGAAGCAAGAGGTTTATACTATACACTATTAAAAAATAGTACTAATTTAAGTTTACATAGTATAGGTGAATCTGTAAATAAAGATCACTCTACCGTAGTATATTCTTTAACACAGTTTCCGTTGTGGTTAAAACACAACAACATGTTAAGGTATGCTTATAACAACGCAAAGACAAAAATAAAAGATCTTAAAGACATAACAGAAGAAGATGATCATATTAAGTTAAAACAAAAATGTGTAGAACTTAACTTTGAAATATTCGAACTAAAAGAACAAATAAAATCTTATAAAGAAATAGAAGAGTCTAGAAGTATTAAAAACAATAGACTAATAGATCTAGTTAATAGAATACCTGAAGATAAAGAAGATCTTATAATAGATAGACTAGATAAGATACTTGCTATGTATTAACAAAAGTTATATTTTTTTATTGTTCTATTGATTAATCAATTTTTTTCAAAGAATGAAAGGCGGTAAAAGAGAAGGTTCTGGTAGAAAATCTAAAGCTGAAGAAGTACAGTTAATTGAAAGACTTACACCATTAGAAGATAAGGCTTATAAAGCTTTAGAAGCTGGTATAGATAAAGGAGATTTTAAATATGTACAATTATTTTATCATTATTATGCTGGTAAACCAAAAGAAACTAAAGACATTACTTTAAATACAGAGCAACCAATATTTGAGATTTAATGGAGTTTGTAGTAACAACTGCAATTAAAAAGCTTTACCAATTAAACAAGAGAATTAAAGTCATACGTGGTGGAACATCTGCTGGTAAGACATTTGGTATTATTCCTATATTGATAGACAAAGCAATTAAGAATCCTAATTTAGAAATAAGTATAGTATCTGAATCAGTACCTCATTTAAGAAGAGGAGCATTAAAAGACTTCTTAAAAATAATGATGATGTTGAATAGATATAGAGATGTGCAGTTTAATAAGTCTACTCTTAAGTATAATTTTACCAACGGTAGTTATATTGAGTTCTTTAGTACAGATATGCCTGATAAATTACGTGGAGCAAGAAGAACAGATTTATATATTAATGAATGTAACAATATACCATTTGATGCATATCAGCAATTAATGGTTAGAACAAGTAATAACATATGGCTAGATTATAACCCTACAAGCTCATTCTGGGTCGATAGAGAGGTTTTAAATGGAGAAGATGTAGATTTTATAACATTAACATATAAAGACAATGAGGCGTTGCCAGAAACAATAGTTAAAGAGATAGAGTCAGCAAGAGTAAAAGCAAAGAAAAGTACTTATTGGAAAAACTGGTGGAAAGTATATGGATTAGGTCAATTAGGTAGTTTAGAAGGAGTATGTATACCAGATTGGAAAGAAACACAATTACCTACAGAAGCTAGAATACTTTGTTATGGTATGGACTTTGGTTATAGTAATGACCCAACATCTGTTGTAGCCATGTATAAATATAATGATAGTTACATATTTGATGAGATTATTTATAAAAAAGGTTTATTAAATAGAGATATAAGTAACTTACTTAAAACTTATGATGTTGATAATATTATTTATGCAGATAGTGCAGAGCCAAAATCAATAGCAGAATTAAATCACTACGGACATATAGTATATCCTGTTAAAAAAGGTAGAGATAGTATTAATTATGGTTTAAACCTTATAAATCAAAATAAGATCTTTATAACATCTAGAAGCAAGAACTTAATAAATGAATTAAGAAACTACGTATGGATGAGTGACAAACAAGGTAATGTATTAAATAAACCTATAGATGCATATAACCATGCTATTGATGCTTTACGTTATGCTATAACTTCTCAACTAGAAGATCCAAACAAAGGAGAATACCATATTTGGTAAATGTTAAAGTTTTGTTAAAAATATTTTTTTGTTAATAAAATGTTTATTATATTAGCAATAACAAAAACATTTATATGAAACAATTTTTAGAAGCATTTACTTGGGGATTGTTAATTTGGACAATCTTCTTAATAGGAACTTATTTACAATTAATTTATTTATATTAACACTATGAAGGTAACAAAAGTCACTAAGGTTTATAGACCAATGAGAAAGTTTGGTAATTTAATAAAAGATTTATTTATGCCAAAAAAATCTAATCATTTTTGGATTAGAGTAAAAGAAATTGCAGGAACTAAAGAAGAAAAAGAAGATCAGATATTTGCAATAATAGAGCTATTAAACAATAGAATAGATATTGATGAGATTCAGGAATAATGATGAGTTTGTAAATGATAGTTCTTCTAAAGAAATGAGATGGTGTTTTAAAAATAATATAACAGCTTATCCTATGCCTCAACAAGAAACTTATAGAGCTTCCTCTGGTAGAAGAAAACATTACGTTAAGATAGAAATTAACTGTGACGGTAAACTATTAGTAGGTAAACAAGAGTACAAACAAGAACAAGAATTGACTAAAGCTTTACAAAAAGTATATTCACATTATTATGCTAGAAGATTTGGAAACAAATTAATGTAGTTTCTTTTATACAAAAGGTCTAATTTTTTATTGTATTAATATGAAGTTAGATATATACGTACCAAGCTCTTTAGATGATATAACTTTAGAGCAATACCAAAAATTCCACAAAATATCTGATGGTAAAGAAAGTAGTAACTTTATAAACCAAAAGATGGTAGAAATATTTTGCAATATAGACTTAAAAGAAATTGTAAAAATAAAGTATACTAGTCTTGATAAAGTACTACAACACATAGATAATTTATTTAAAAAAAAATCAAAATTTAAAAATTCTTTTGTTTTAGATGGCATCCATTATGGTTTTATACCTAAACTAGATGAGATGACATTCGGAGAGTATATAGATCTTGATAATTATTTTAGTGATTGGAAGACTATGGATAAAGCTATGTCTGTTTTATTTAGACCAATTACATATAAAGATAAAGACAAGTATATAATAAAAGAATATAAAGGCATAAATAATAATATGAAAAAAATGCCATTATCTATTGTTATGTCAACCATTATTTTTTTTTACAGTTTAAGCAAGGACTTATCGATAAATATCCTGAAATCTTTACAGAGTCAGAAGGACAATATTCAATCGAATCAAACTTTGCTAGGAAATGGGGCTGGTATCAATCTGTATATGGAATTAGTAGAGGAGACATTACAAGATTTAACAAAGTCACCAATAGAAACTTACATGAATGTTTAATGTATTTAGCATTTGAAAAAGATAAATTAGAATTAGAATCAAAAAGAATAAAATCAAAATTTAAAAAATGACAGGATTTTATAATGTAACAACAAAAATAAAAGAAACATTAGAACAAGAACCTTTTGTAAATACAATTACATATGGTAATATAGATGATGTTGATTTAAATAAGCAAAACATTTTT